TTTGGCTGTGCCTACTTCCGTCTGAATGTTTGTTTCAGACAGCTCCACAACACGCGAGTTCTTCAGAGTTACCCAGTTCGTCGCATAATCTGTGTCGCTACTCTTCGCAAGAACTTGTCCTGTGGTTCCACCAGAAGGAATATTGTGTACGTCTGACTTCTTTGCATACTTCGAAGCTATCTCAGTTACAAGCGTTTCCATATCGCCATACGAGGCGAAATTCTTTTCACTCATAATTTACCTCCTTACTCTCATTTTGATGAAATTGAGGCGGATCGTTTACCAATCTGCGTTGTCCGATCTACCGACTTTCTAATAGTGGTCACCCATTCCTATCGCCTCAATGTTTACTCAACCAAGGAGCGCCAGGAGTGCATTGACCTGCTCTGTCGTAAGGCTATTGGGTTCTGCTGCATTGATCAGGTCTATAACTGAGATCGCGTCTACTTCAGTAGAATCCCAAGCAGTGTTAGCAGTGTGAGCCGCCTTAAACTTGTACAGACCATCTTCATAAGTTACTATATCGCCAACAGCATAAGCAGATGTGCTGTCGAAAGCGTTGTCGGAGATCATCTCACGAACACTATCAATCCGGTTATTGATAGCATCTACATCTACAAAGTTACCGATCACATCGAACTTCATAGAAGGAGTAGATGCATCTCCATCATTTACTACAACAACGTTAGATCCGGCAGAATACTTCTTTCCGATACCCTCGACAAACCTGCTATCAGTTGTGAAGTTGTCTGTTACGTTATATGCATAACCTGTCATGGCTACTGTAAGAACTGAAGGAAGGTTTGCGAATGTACACTTAGGTCTTATGACGTATGCACCACTAAGTGCATTAAGCTTAGTTCCGACTGCTCCAAATAGCTCTGTTGCATTACTATAATCTATAAAATTTGCCATGATTTAATTCCTCCTTTAATCTATAAGAGCCAATAAGGCATTCATCTGCTGTTCTGTTAATGGCTGCTCGATCTGCAAGTCATCTGTGGACATATTACCATCAAGTTCCTGTCCATTGATCTGCGGTTTGTTTATGAGCTGGCTGTAATCGTTAGTACCGCCACCTCCACCGGCTTCTATAACTTCCTTAAGTTCAAGCAAAAGCGCTTCTATTCTACTTTCTGGGAGATTATTATACTCTTGCCCATCTATAGTAGCACGAAGTATTGCTTCAGTTCTACTCTGTGGAACTTCTGCCATTATAGTGTCCTCCTTATTCATTTCATTTCATCAATGAGTTGCAATTGGTATTGTACGAAGCCTTGCAACTGTTTTAACCTATCTGGTTCTAATAATTTATCTAAGCTTTTATTATCCCGTTGCATTCTAGATAATATAGAATCTGCAACTGATGTTTTCATAATTATTAAAGGCTGATTTTTCAAAGCTTTCTTATTGTTATAAAACAAAGTCTCATCAAGAATCTGAACACCTTCTGCTACTACTTTCTTTTTACCATATGATTCTCTTCCATACTGTTCTAGAGCATCCTGAAATGTGTCAAACCATTTACCAGCTGCTTTTTGAGCTCTTCTATCTGTTTTTGTTAATGCTTCATATCCTTCTTTCTGAAGTCGTTTCCAATTTGGAACATTTTTGTCTAAAAATTTGTTAAAATCTTTAGACATGTCTTTTGTGTATTTATCAGCAGTTTTAAAAGTATATAGATCAATGTTTATAACATCAGCTTTATTCTTTTTAGCAATATCATTTGCAACTGTAGATTTTCCAGATCCAGAAATACCAGTAATCCATAAAATATTGGTATTCTCACTTTTGCCCCATTTATCAAGATTATAATCTTTTCTATTTCGCTTCATTTTGGAAATATCAGAATCTTTATTCTTTAAAACTTTGTTTCGAATCTTACCGGCATCTGTCAAAGTACCATCAGGATTCTGATAACGGCGAATACCCCAGTGCATTCCTTTAATGCCATAATGGAATAATTCGCTGTATTCTTTGAAATCCACTTGGATATCACCTCCTTATTCAAATGCTTCTTTGTTAAGCTTATATGCTACCCAGGCATCTAGTAAAGCTGCTACGTTATCTATCTTTTCCTCATAACGCTTCTTTAATAGTTTCCTGTTTCCATTTGTATCTTCTAGAGTTATACAGTTACCCATTGCAAACTGCATAAGATCCTGGTCAAATATAAGCTTTCTATCTTCTGCTAAGTCTTTTATTTCTCCAAGAGGAACGGATTCTGTTTTAGCTCCCTGAGGTACTTTTTCTACTCCAAACTCGCCATTTTCCTGTATCCATCTCTGGACAAACTCTTTGGCGTTGTATGGATCGTACCCGAATGCATTTACATCATACTCTGATTCCTCTATATATTTGTCAAGGTCGTCATAAACTTCCATCATATCTAATACAGTACAGTCTAGCACCACAAGACTTCCTTCCCGCATAAATTCCTCATACTTAGCTCTAGGACCAGTAGGAAGCTTACTAAGAGTTCTTGAAGAAATATAACTTCGTGTTTTAACACCGAAATCACCTCTACCAAGAGGAAACAGAAATGTAAAAGCACAGAAGTCATCACCCTGCGAAAGATCTGCACCAAGTGCACAAGGCATTCTCCAAAAATCATGTCTGTTATGCGGTATAGTTTCGTCATACGTAAAGAAGTAGGTGTATCCTTCCATAGGAATACCAAATCTTTTAGCCAAAATATCATTCCGTGTCGCCGGAACATTCTGCGCTCTTTCTACGTCAAGTTGATACGTCTCATAAGTCACAGTTTTTCCAAGATTCGGGTTTGCCTTAATCCACATTTCAGGATCATTTACTTCTTTTACATCATCTAGTCTGTAATACCATATAGATACCTGAGGAGCATAATATTGTCCTTTTAAAATGTCCAGCAACTCCATTTTGATAGTGTCGCCAGAACCATTTCGTACTGTACCTTCTGAAGACATTGCCACAATAAGGTAATCGTCCATTTTAGAAGCACCCTGTTCAATTGCCCCCACAACATCTTCTCGTATATCTCCAGAAAGCCACTCATCAACAGTAGAACATTTAGGTCTAAGACCCTGAAGCTTGTCTATACTCATAGGTCTTATCTCAAGCAAAGAACCGGTTATAAAATTTTCTATACCTTTCTTGGTGCTTGCAAGTTTCTGCCTATTTGCTCTATTGCCGGTTGTATTTTGAAGGGATCCTTCTGTTAAAAACTTAAACAAAGGACCTCTCGCGCGTGTTATAGAAGTTCTAATTGGTGAAAGAACCTCTTCCGCCTGTCGCATTGTCGGTGCTGTAGTAATCTGATGAGTAGTTGCCCTATCGATGTTGAGATAATAATTTTGAATGCAGCTACCATACATAGATTTAGCAGCACCTCGTGCGACTATTAGATACTGCTTCTTCGTTAAACGGCATTTTACTCGTTTTGTTACATAACGTCCAGGTTTACCATCTCTACCAGGCACAAAGACCTGTCTATCTGTGAAGTAATACCAACCGAAGATCTCTTCTGCCCATAATTTGAATGAATCTAACAGATACAGATCAGATCCATCAGTTAGAGTTAACTCACTTTCACAAAATTTGATGAAACCTTCTACTGCTTTGTTATCGTACCAGAATTTTGGATCCTCTATAAGCGAGTCTATACGTTCCATCTCTAATGCTATATACTCGTTTACAGGAATCTCTCCTCTCATTACCTGCTCTCTAAACTTTCCATAATAATATGGGGTGGCAGTGTTTGAAAGCATAGTGTTACCTCCTATTAATCCTCTTCGTGATTCCTAGGCCATTTATCTACAGCAACATTTATGCGCCATAAATATTCTTCAGCCTCTTTCTTATAGGAGTCTAACACAGATGACATTTGAGGAGGATCGAAAAGGACTCTGAGTTGCAGATACATATATGTTTTAACCATATCTGTATACTCTTGATCTTCTCCAACAAACTGATCCCATGTAGAAGAATAGGGATCTGCCAGATCTAGATGAAAACCGCCATCTGGACCAACTCCAACTTGATGGAGTTTCGCCAGAACAGTGTTTATGTGAATTACTAGATCCGTATCGAAAGCTTTATAATCTGGCTCCATTCCTAACATTAGTTTCATGCTTGGAAGAATGCTAGATACATTAAAGTCCGGTTCAGCCATCTTTGGTTTCTCCTTCTATGTAACTGAGAACAAAGCTCTTCATTACATAACCGATCGTGCTATCATCAAGCTGTATCTTGAACCAAATATCATTAACATCGGCGATTATGTTAAACTCTGTTCCTCTGTTGATCAGTTTCAGGATCTCTCCTTCAGGCTCTACCCTGACGCGGAGCTGATCAATATCTTTTACCTTACCCTTCATTATAGGTTTTACAGGATCCGGCTTCACTACAGGTACAACATTCTGAATTTCCTTCTCAAAACGTGCCTTCTTCTTTTCATTCCTGTAATCCTTAGCCTGCTTTTCATTATCAAGATCTACAAACTTTATTCCCATTGTTTTTCTCCTCTCATAACCATGGACACGTATCATTTGGCTTACGTTCCACGAAATTTGTTTTGATAAGAAGACTTTCATCTCCATAATGAATTGCATTGTGTGTATCTAATGACACACAGACCAAGTTTCTAAGGTCGAACAACTCAGGACCGCCTTCTTCAATCTGTTCCAATGTTAATGGATTGATGTGATGCACTATTACCTTATCAAATATAACACGATCTGGTATAGCTAGGTCACATCCGTTGTCTCTTATTATTGCTTTCCTTCTTGCTTCTTTCCATTCTCTAGATTTGTAGAAGGATTGATTGAACATTCTGTCAAAACCGAAAGTTTCTTCTCCAATTCTTCCGCCCATACGTAAATATCTATAACGTTCTTCGAAAGTTGGGTAGAGGATCATCTCGTTATAGGTTTTTATCACCAGTATCCCTCCTCATCATCGTCTGAATCATCGTTCATACCAGAATATTCCTTGAATGCTGCTAATGCTTCTGAGATTGTCTTCTCTGCTTGCTCTGCTGATTGTATTGCATAGCGTTTTGTCTCAAGAAGCTCTGTTTCTTTGGCCATCTTTTCCCGCTCTAGTCTAGCACGCTCAGTTCCCATCTTTAAAAAATGTGTAATGACGGATGGAGATGCTGTACCGGCATCTAATTGATTTTGAGCTAGTGCGAATGCTGACTCGATGCAGCGTTGTTCGGCTACTTCAGAGTTAGGAGCAGGTGGCCGACGTCTAGTTTCGCTTTTACGTGACATCTTTTGTACCCCTTTCTATGAAATATAAATGTGTTTGGTTTTGAATATGTAGACTTAAAAAGGGTTTGAGTATAGATGATCAGACTTTCACTACACTTTTACAGGGCAATTCTGGGGCTGAAAAGCAGGCCACCTATGCAATTACAGCCCCGGTGGAATCACCCATACTCAAACCCTTTTTAGCAAATTTTACCCCCGGAGAATATTTAAAG